TATATTTTGGTATCGTCCTTCTCCCGATCCAATCCCATTATCACCAACTAAATGATATGAATATTTGCCATCATGTGCTTTTGCTGTTGTTACTTCATCAGTTGTTGGTGTTGCATATTTGGTCCATCCGGTCAAACTACCTGCTTCGAAGCCAGGATTATTCGTAAGCAGGTTGAAGCTATCGTCGAAATCGCCTACAAGTCCGGTATTGGTCACCTGATGCGACATATTGTCAGCAAGGTAATTCACGGTGAATGTAATCTCACCACCAGTCTTGATGCCCTTAATGTGATTCCGCCATAAATCCGTTGCGTCGTGAGCGGTAATATCAACCGTGTCTCGTGATAGCGACGGGCCGGAAATGTCCCGCAGAGCCGCCACGACAGTGGTGCCGAATGTTATCGTAGCTCCATGTGCTAGCTGTGCCATCCCATCATCCCTCACAGATTATCGAAATAGACGCGGAATCTCATCACACCATGCAGCGTGCGCCCGTCGCCCACTTCTATTGTTTCCATCAGTCCATCCCACACGCACCCGCGTATCGTATAGCCCGATACGGTCAGTGTAGCGTAATGCAGCAAGTTCTTAATATCTCCCATAATCGTCTTGATCGCCGTGTATGGATATTCATTATCCGATTCACACCAGATGTGGATCGTTTGCGTAACCTCTTCATGATACGCGTCATGCGTGTCGGCTGATTGCGCAGTGCCCTCGCCTATCACGATATACGGCGGCGTTTGATCTGGTTTGGCGTTGGCGACCACCGTCACTTTCGCCTCGGCGTCGTCGGGATCTACGATTTTCGCATTCAACGCGCTATAAATCGCATCCTGCACAACGAGAAAACCCGTTTTGATCGTCATTTAGCCGCCCTGCTGATAGCCGTCTTTGTCGCCGCTTCCACACCTCTGATGTAATTGGGGCGTTCTTCCTCCCATGCGGGGAATAGGAACGGTTGCGGTTGTGTTCCGTTGCGCTTGATAGCCTCAACTACACCATTTGCCATCGCATATGCTCGTTTTTCATCTCCCTTGCATCGACGCTTTGCCCACCGCAGAATCGCGCCGAAGGGTGGCTCATGTGGGCCCGTGCCGAACTCTACATTAGCAGCGTAGTCTACGTCTATCGGTCCGATCTCAGCAGACAGACCGCCCTTGTAAAACGTCGGCCTGATAGCATTACGTAACCGCCCGTGATCCACCGGACACCGCTTCTTAGCTTCGCGTTGCACATTGATAGCGGATGTATTCACCGTATCCCGCAGAATCTCTTGCGCTCCGAGATTTATCCTGCTCAATACCGCCTTGACTTCCGGCAGACCATCTACACGTATTGTTAGACTCATCGCCGCTCCATGCAGAAAAGTTCGAGCCACTTATCGGCTTCATCCAGATTGCGTACGCCAGTAATATTCAGCGTCCGATTGCCCCATGCAAGTCGCATCTTCTCCGTTATTCCAGATCGATAACGGATTGTCACAATGTGTGAGACTTCCACGCCGAGACGTTGCGCCTGCATCTGCTCATACGCCCGCACTGGCTTGATATGTGCCCACACGGTGGCAACAGTCGTGCCGTCGCCCGTCCATGTATCTTTCTGTGATCCGTGCGCGTCGATACTCGTCACCGGTTGCTTGATCGTCACGCGATGCTTCATGCGTCCGGCATTCATGCGTCCTGAGCCTCGGTAATCGTAATGTCATCACACTCGACTTGTATGTCGGATTCCATATGGGGTATTATTTCTATGTCTACAACTGGCATTTCGCCCGCAACGTGCTCAAAACTAATTTTGCGTACGCGTTGCACCTCTTGACCATCGATCCATACTTTGGAACCATGCGTGTCATATCTAATATCGATCTTGATGTGTGGCATATTCCCTCCCTCCATTAGATCACTTTCAGACTCGCCAGCGTTGATTTCGCGTCATTCGGTAGTTCCGTTAGCATTGATCCAGTGATATAATTGCCTCTGTCGTCATAGTGCGCCATCACGAACTGTTTAATAGCCGTGCGTACACGAGCGGGACAATCCGTGCCGGCATTGCCGTAGCCAGCTACATAGGTGATCTTGATGCAATCAGCAGACCGCAGTGACGTAGGTCATGTGCAACCCTGATTCAGGAATAAGAACCCCGGCGTATCCGCCGTTACCACCGTGTAGTTATCGGATGAATACGTTTCCCAATCGTCGCCACTTGTCGTATAGTATTCGACAGTCGTCACTGATGCGAGCGGAGGCCGTGGCAGCATAATACGATTCACATTGCCATTCGGAACCAATGCAGGCCACTGAGATACGATGTTATCGCGTATATTTGTCCCTATTGGCGGACCGTTGAGATGCAGTTCCCATGTCTGTGTGATGAATGCACGCCCAGTATATTCCTCTGCCAGTTCCCGACCAAGCACAATCAGGTCCGTAATGATGTCATCGTCGGCGTCATCATCCTGCCGCACCCATAACTTAGCCTCCGTCTTAGTCACCGGCTCGACGGATGGTGCTGTGTTGATCGTCCAGTAGCCTTCGTATGTCATCACTTATACTCCGTTGGCCCAAGCGCGCACATTTTTGCTATGCCGGTCAGCACAAGCATTTCGGCAAGTGGATGGGGCAGATATGCCAACTGCCCCACCCGAAACTGTCCCATATCCTTGATGATGCGGACAGGAATCAATTCAATGGTCATGGCTAGCTGACCGCTCCAGTAGTTGGGGCCGTATCAGCCGGCGCATTGCGCGGACGCGCGAGCACTACATGAATCGACCAATTGCCAGCCGACACACCAGTGCTCGTTTCTTCGAGTTTCACGCAGACATATCGTTTGCCACCATTGTACCCCACAGACTGCGTGGATGTAGTTATGGTGTCGTTAATCGCGCTGAACGAGTCGATCATGTCACCAGTATCTACTGCAGTATAACTGCTCGTGGATGCCGGCGTTTCACTGGCTTCGTACAACGTCGGTGTGATATAGTTGTCAGCATCTGCGCCAGTGAGCGTGTTGTTAGTCACTACGAATGTCGCAGATTCCCATCCCGACAGATCAACATAATTGCTCCATGTATCTGCGGAGATGTCCTGCGGCAGGAGCAGATGCTTTACCTGCGTGTTATGAGTCAAATCCCTAAGCATGTGCATTTCTCCCTATTTACCGAAGTAGACAACGTCCTTGGTTGACAATCCCTCGGTGTCGATGAAAAGTGATCCGGCAACGCACGTAGCCGTCGCTGTACCTGCTACTGAATCGCATACCAGAACATGGAATGCAGACCCGGCACCAACGCGGGAATCAAGCACCGTATCAGGGTCCGTATCGCAATCAAGGAAGCCCATAATCCAGCCGTCAAGCTCGTTGAGTTCCGTTGCGTTGGATGTGACTGCCGTGCCACCGAGATCAAACGTGCAGCCGCTCGACAATTCGAGTTCACCGCCGCTCTTTACATCAATCTTGCCGCCAGATTCAACGACAAGCTGATTCGGGCCGTCACCATGGATCAACGCGGTATACGCTGCATATCCACCAGTCCAGATAACAGCCACCGTCAAGAAGGCGTAGAAAAACAACTTACGCATCACACCCTCCTTAAGACACGGCTTTGAGAACGTAGATCGCGTCATCATCAGTTACGCCGCCACCGCTGGCAGCATAGCCAAGGATGCGCACAGTAGCGGTTGTGTTCTGCGTATACGGATCGATCTGAATCGACATTGCCACGTCGTCGACGATAGTGTAGCCGCGCTTAAAATCACCATATGCAATCGGATACGCGCCATTAGACGGGTCCGGCATATTCGGCGAGAGCAGCACAGGCTTACCGCGCAACTGCAGCGGTACAGCCGTATTCAAATCACTACCGAAAAGCGTGCGGCCAGCGCTGTCTAGGAGCGCGCAAATCTGACCGTATGTCGTACGGTTCATGATCCACTTGCAATTCGGCCAGTAGCCAACCTTCAAATCTGCCATAATCTTGGCAAAACACATCTGCTCGTCGATTTCATCATTGGCATCAATCGACATTTCTTCATAGTTGGCCTGCACGTTTGAGTTCGTGAGGAATCCTTCAGCCTCAGAACCACTGTCCCCGCTGATATACGATGCACCAAACAGCACAGCGAATGCCTGTCCGAACTCGTCCTTCAACATCGCCTCGATGTCCACGAACGACGCCCGCAGGAGTTTCTGTGTCACGTCGATGAACGTCATCGCTTCATGCGCCGCGATACGCTTCTGCCCGAAGCTCAGAGCAGTATCCGCAGTAGCCGTGCCAGCCTCGCCACCAAGATACGTCGCAACCGCATGGGCGGGTTTCGTAGGCCATACGACCTCCTTGCCATCGGTTGGAACTACATTGGCGACCTGACGCATTACGTCAAACTCGCGTTCTGCCTCAATGATGCTGGTGCGCATATCATCATAGACGAGATAGCCAGCGCCGGTGTCGACGTCTACCGAGAGGGTTTTTTGCTCAAGCCCTGATATATCGCGACCACAACTCTTGATATAACGTAGGAAGGCTTCGCGACGTTCATCCGGTTCATCGCTCTTGCTGTCACCACCTTGCCCTGGTCGGCTCATCGCTGTTTCGACTGCAGCAAGCCGCTGTTCAATGGACTCCTGCACTTTCTTTTTCTCATCATCTTCTGGTGCAACCACCTTGAGAATATCCTCTACGATGGCTTCCCTCTGTTCTTTTTCAAGGGCGATGCTATTGCCGTGTTCTTCCAGCTTAGCGATTCGCTCGTTCATGCCCTTGATGCTGTTCAGCAGCGAGCGAAACTCGTCAAGTTCCTCTCGCGTGAAGTTTTTGGTCTCTTCGCTCATCAGATCACTCCTAGTTCTTTGGCCCATCTCAACACTTCACGAATCGAGTGATCTATACTGATCGGCTCGTCTTCCGTCTTTGGCGGCTCATCTGACCGAGTGGATGTTTCCGGCTCGGCGTCGAGGAGTGCCCGTAATTTATTTATGCTTTTGGCTAATAGGTCGCGGTCCAGTTCGCCGCGCCTGTCGATGTCATCCGTACGCGTAATTATTTCAAGGATGCCATGCAACTCACGAACGGATTTAACGCCCGTCACACCAGCTTTTTCGTTGGCTGGGAATGTTACTGGTGACCACTCGTACAGCCGCACCTCCTTCAGGTGCCGCACCTCGTTTTCTCTATCCCACTCGTCTTTGATCGTGCGGAACCCTATACTCAAGCCTTTGAGAGCGCCCGCCTTGATCAGGTCATATGCCTCGCGCGCCTTTTGCACACTAAGTGTTAACTGCCCACGCACTTTCAGCCCGCGCTTATTTTCTTCGGCAGACACGGTGACTCCGATTGGTTCGTCGCTCCAATGCTGCCAAAGAATGGGCACATCAGGGTTCTCCTTCAGCGTTTTGGTGAATGCACCGTTATCTACAATATCTCCGTAGCTATCGGTGTTGCCGAAAACCGAAGCGTAGCCCTCAATGATACCCTGATCGTCGTCTGTCGCCTTTATGTCGAAGGCGAAACTTTTGCGCTCTATCATATCACCTCACCTCACCTCATCTATGGATTCTTTTCCCCCTCCACTCGTTTTCCATACTGCTTCGTCCATCGCCCACCACATTTTGCGCACGCAAAGTGCCCCCAGCTATAACCCCGCTCAAATGTCAACCACCCATTCATATCCCCCGTGGGCACGATGTCATTCCATGTCTGCACAAGATTCTGATCGGATTTATCATACCCACAATACGGACACTTCATGTTCAATTCCATGCCCATCTCCTTACCTGTGAAGGAAACATATCGTGATGTAAGGTAGCGGAGTGCTGCTATTTAACGACGTGGTACACTTCCGCGCATCGGCAATTGATAATATTCCCACCGGTTGCTCCCATCGACGTATCGCCCGGAAACATTAGTGATTCCCCATCTACAATGAATGGCTGATTCATCGGCACTCGTTGTCCATTCGCCGCCGCATGTGATTCGCGCTCATTGCCATCTATCGCGGTCAACCATTCATGTTCAAGCGGAAGAGTGGTTGACAGAGCACCCATACGAGATCCATAGTTACTCGCACCTCCGACTTCGGTGCGGGCTATATTGTTTGCGCGTCCAATTGAGAACTGTGCATATTGTCGATTAAGCCGGAGGGCAAGGTTGTCGATTCCTTCACCATCTGCCATGCCCTCGGTAAGTGTAGCACGCACTCGTTCTTTTGTCGTATCCAGTATCCCACGAATTTTATTTCCGCAGTTATTGAGCACGTAATCTTCGGCCTCCAGCGCCCATACGTCTACGGTGTCTTGCGGCGCTTTAATCTCGCTCGATCCACTGCCCGCCTTGAGCGTTCCAAATACGTCACCCGCAAAGTCGCCGGCCACGCTGACCCACACGCGTTTGTATAGCATCCACCATTCCGGCTCTTGCTCGTCGAGTGAGGCAAGCACACGCTCCATTCCGAGCGATGGTATTCCACCGGCACGCAACTCCTCCACGAGTGTCTTTGCTTCCGCGCCGAATCGTATCTGGATAAGTCGCTTGACACTTCTGTCGTATCCGGTGCGGCTAAGCTCAAAGGCTTTCCAGTATTGCGGTTTTGCGTCGTTATCAAGGTTGAATGCCTTTGTTGTTACATGACGAAAGGGCGGCTTTTCTCATCCTCGTCCACATCTGTGCCGTCATTTGGTTTGGGGATCGTGACATATGCTGCTAAATCTTCAATAGCTACTGGCATATCGGTCGGGGAGAATACGAATATGTCACCGCCCTCTATTTCATCCCAGCCGACATAGCGCCGTTTTTCGTTCCATGTGCCGAATTTCACATCCTTCACTCGCGCCCATTTGTCATTTTCATTCTCTTGCAACGCCTCAATGCTGCTGATGTCATAATCAAGCCACAAATCCACACCGAATCGAGGCACAAGCGTCAGGTTCCATATGTCACGCAGCCGGTCCATTAGCGGCAATATGCATTCCATATAAAACGATCTTCGTGCCTCCTCCCAGTTGGCGAACGTCTTAGTGTCCGGATCGCCTATGATCTCCGGCGGCACACGCATCACCTTGCAGATGTCACGGGTGCTTAGCTTTAGATTCTCAAGCCATTGTGCTTCTGCCGGTGATAAGCCTATTTTATCCCACTTCGCACCCGTTCCACTGAAGAACGTCCCGAGTGCCTTGATCTTGGTGTGGAATTTCTCATTAAACTTTGCCGCTTGTTGATCGCCCTCGATCTCCGCTTTCTGCCCATCGGGAAGCGCCATAATGCCAGCAGGCACACCACCGTTGCGCATCAGATCGAGATTCCATCGGCGACCCTCGTTGCCCTGATCTATGCCAACAAGCGCGGCAACCAACGGAGACAACCCGCGATACGGGTCTGTTGGATTGTTGAATTTTGTATGTATTATCTCGTCGGGCGCGAATATATCCGGCTGTTTGTTTTCATCGTATTTATATTTGTAGGCTTTAATCGGTTCGTATCGCCCACCCTTCTCAATCTCGATTTTATCCGGTGGCAACAACCATAGTTCTGTCGGCGGTCCCTGCATTGGTCCAACGATCTTCGTAAATGCCTCGCCGGCCAAGAACCACTGCGTCACCAGCATATCTACGAATTCGCTCGACGTCATTTTTAGCGGTGCGCATGGATTGTCCCACAGATCATAGAATGGATTGTCCAGCACTGGTTCCCATTCCGATTGTTTCACGCCGCGCTGTTTTTTGCGTAGTATCCACGGAATACCAGCCATCGCCGCACTGATCTCATCCAAGCAGGCGCGTACATCGGCATTGGCATTGTAGCCGTCTCTTACAAGATCGGTGTACTTCTTAGTACCCACTTTGCCGGCATTACCACCAAGTAGGAATGTTGTCAATCCCAACCCGCTCTTGCGCTCCAGGAGCCGTGCGGCCCGCTTCTTTCTGTAGTTCGCAACCCAACCCATCAGAAACCCCACAACTCCTCATTACCTAACATCAGATCAGTCAATGCCCACACCACCGCATCCATTCGATTAGGTGACCAGTCAGATTCGCCATTCACCCATGCGCACTGCTCATCTTCCAGTTTTGCGAGATTGCCGACATGATGTACCTTGCCTTGCTCGTATAGCGACACAATCGGTTCCGCTCGGGCGAATTTCCCACGGCTGGCGTGCACTTCGACCAACGGCACGCGGTTGTCTATAGTCTTCAGTGTGTGCTCGCACATCGCGCCGCCGAAGTTGGATTCATAGACGATGTGATCCGCTTGCCAGTAGTAATATGCTTCACACGCCGCTGCCGCCCATCGCTGTGGTGAGGCACGCAGTGTGCGGTCATCCAACACATACCCTTCACCGCGTTCACCTTGACCGCACACCACGATACCAATTTCGTCTCCAGTATCGCCTCGTGAGCCAGACGGATCAATAGCCACTACAATGCGTTTACATTGTTTGGCAATTTCGCGTGCGTTTTCATTGATCCGGTTGCGTTCTATCAGTTCCCGCGACCACAGCGCGCCCTCTACATCGTCTAGGATTTCCGCATATAGTTCCTGGCGTCCAATGCGTGTGCCTTCGTATCTATGCTTGATCGTATCAAAGAATCGCGGCGCTAGATTCGCAATATTGTCATATGTAGAACCAACGGACACCGCGCACGTCGGATCATCGTTCAGTTCCCGCA